CTCCACCACTTTCTTCGAATTGTATCTGTCCTGCGGGACGATTGATTGACAAAGTTTTGTCAGACGTGCCAGATGCGAAGTTGTAGTCGCCGATGTTCCCGTTCAAACTGATCCCGGCGTATTCCGATCCTCCGAAAGGGTCGCCTATCTTCAAGGAGTTTATCCCGTTACTGAAACTTCCCGTCGTTGCGATCAGCCCAAAGTCAGCCTTGATATTCCCATTGACTTCGAATTTTTCAGTCGGCGAAACTGTTCCTATGCCTATGTTACCGGATAGCAAATCTCCATAGATGACGTTTCCGATGTTTAGTTGATTTGAAGACGTAGTTGATACAAAATCTGCATAAGCCCCAATGGCGATATTATTACTTCCTGTTGTGTTTCTAAACCCCGCAAAATTTCCCACAAAAGTATTGCTAGAACCTAGACTATAATAGCCTGCATAAACTCCCAAAAAAGTATTTCTATAACCATTGACATTAGAAAAACCTGCAAGTTTTCCAACAGCTACGTTCTGATAGCCGATAGTATTTTTGTACCCTGCCGTGTTTCCAAGAAAAGTATTTTCGTAACCTTCGGTATTGTAGTAGCCAGTCCAATAACCCAAAAACGAATTGCTGTTTCCAAGTGTGTTTTCGTGACCAGCAGCAACACCGATGAAGTTATTACCGATACCAGCTATATTATTATATCCTGCTTGATAGCCGACGAAAGTATTGATGGTACCTGTTGTGGTATAGTAGCCACATTCATTCCCCACGAAGGTATTGCTAAGCCCCGTACTATTTGTGTATCCACTTCTCTTTCCAACAAAAGTATTGTTGACACCCGATATATTAGCTATCCCAGCAGATGCTCCCAGAAAAGTGTTATCTGTCCCTGTTGTATTCAGTGCCCCAGCAGTTTGACCAACAAAAGTATTCCTTGCCCCTGTTGTAGTAGATGTTCCAGCGTTGACGCCGACAGCTATATTCTGGCCGCCTGGAGGTATTGCTAAAACATTACTGCCATTTATTTGGTATCTCCCTGTCACATTAACGGTTGAGGCCTTCACCATGTTGGTCGCAGTGACACTAGCGATCTTCAGTTCGGCAGTCTCGTTAACACCGATGGGCGTGCCCAAGAGTCCGTTCCCTGTCAAAGGAGCTTGAGTTGTGATCTTCTTGTTCTTCAAATCTAAAGCAAAAGCAAAAGAATTACTTGTGAGCAGAGCCAAAAGGAAAAGTGTTCTCATTTTTAGTTCACCCCGTCGATGATGATTTTGACCGTGGCGCCGCTGATGGCGGTGACGTTGATCACTGGGTTCGTCGAGTTCAGTTTGTAGTCGCCGCTGAATCGGTCCCCGTCTGCGGCATTGATGCTCGTCCCGCCAGCCAAATTAAAAGTAGCTGTACCGCCGTCCACAGCGACGAGCCAAGATGATCCGATTCCGGTGAAGCTAACGGTGCCGGTCACGGCCAGCTCCCCATAGGCATAGGTGTAGGATTTTCCCTCCGTCTTCGCGTCTTTTACGAAGGCTGGATTCGTCGAGGACAGGTTCACGTTCCAGGTCCCGGACTGCCTCGCGCCCACCGTTGATATATTGACGTTCACGTTGACTGTTGAGCTGGCCAGCTTCACGTTCATCATATTTTCGCCTGGCTGCCCTGGCTCGGGGACCACCTGCTCCAGAATCTCCCAGACATCGCGTCCAGCTAAAGATGGTGTCGCAAGCAATCCTATTGAGATGAGAGCCATCATCAAACCAAAAAACTTTTTCATTTTTTCACGCCTCCTTGGATGGCCACTTGATGCCGGTCTTGTCCAGCTTGGCGGCCAGTTCTACGCCGTTCAACTCCTTGTCTGGGTCAACAAAAACGTATAGCACTTTGTTCCTCTCGCAGAGTTCCCGCTTCTTTCCAGATTCCTTCGCGCACTCCGAGTCCTCAAAAACGTCAACGACGAGCCTATCCTCAAAAAAGTAGTAGGTGAACGGATTTACCGTCTTCGCCCACGCCGGATGCCAGTTCGTGGAATATCCGGTATTTTCTCTTTTTCCTAACTTTGAAAGAAAGTCCGCAATCACTTTTGCTTGCGGGTCTTGCTTTGGCGCTTTCGGGCATCGTTCCTTCAAGTCCCTCTCGTCGTCGTAGTCAAACCTGTTCTTTACCTTGCCTCTTGCCATCCCATCCTCCTCGGATTTATGTGCCGCACCGTTTTTCTATAACGATGCGACACTTATCCGTTTCAAAAACTTTTCACAACCCCATCACCCGTCTTTAGATGGTGGGAGCTGTTGCATTGATGTATCCTGCGTAGACGTACCTAGACTCCACAAGGGCAGTCTGATAACGCCGACGCACGCGCCATCTGTACTCGTCACGCTCGAAGCTGGCCCCGGACTGCGGGTTCTCCTGAACGATCTCCAAAGGATCACGTTCTTGGAACGGGAACGATGTTCTCGCTTCCATCAAGAACCAGTCTCCTATCCCTAGGAAACGGCTCATCGACAGTTGGTAGAGACCCTGCAACGGGTTCACGGTCATCGTCCAGCCGGTTCCCTGGCTGGCTGCGTTGCCGATGGTCTCGCCCGACGCTCCAGGGATGCTGGGTTGTAACGTGGAGTTCAACAGCTTCGCAGAGTTGAACTTATCCTTGGAACTTACGACAAGAACGCCAGGAGTCACTAGCATCCTGTTCCCAAGCGGGTCGCGGATACTCATGAGAGCGATATCCGCATTTTCCAGAGCCGCTTGAGTCAATGCCACGTAGCTCGCTGGTTTGTTGCCGATGGTGGTCGAGTACGTCCCGCCTCTCAACGCATTCACGCAGTCGTATTCCTCACGGTATCGCATACGCTCGCCTAACTTGGATGCCCGCTGGACGATCTGCCCAGTTTGGTCATCATCGAAAAGCTCGCGCTGAATGCCCAGGATACGGCCCGCTTTCTTGTTGATGAGCACGACGTCCAAGCCTTGGATTCTGCTGTCATTGAACTTGCCGCCTGGCGCGACCTCTTCGGGGATTTCAGCGCCGTAGAGCGGGGCATACCATTCCTGTCTGTTCGAGCTGGGCCGGACTTGCACCCAGTCTGGATACACCACAGGGACGCTCTTATAAGCGTCGAACATAAAGTGCTGTATCCCATAACGGAACAGTTGGCCCAAGCTGCTGCCGACGTTCGCTTCCCGCAGAGTCTCGCCGGTCGCTTCCTCCAGCTTCTTCCAGAAGCCTGGCGTGAACTCGGCCTTCTCCCACTCGATACTATCGGGATTGAAGCCCTGCCGCTTTTGGATTGATTCCCGCAAAGCTACATGGCTTTTCATCGCCTCGTCGAGTTGGAGCTGACGCATCTGCTCGTTGGTCTTCATGTATATCACCTCCTCATGCCAACAGAATGAACTTCAAAAAAAACTGAATGCCATCGTGCATCGAAGGCTTAAACTACCTTCGCTTTCGGTGTGACAAAGATTTCAACGGGAAGAAGAACTCCCGCTGCACCGACTACCGCTTCGAGACTGCGGCTGTAGCCGACAATCCACGAACCAGCGCCGGGGCTAGTCAATGTCACGGTCTGCGCGTCTGTCGAGGTCAGATAGACAGGATCGTTATAGTTCGCCGTGCCCGCAAGCAGGTAGAACTTATGGATTCCGCTTCTCCGAACTTTTATCTTCGACAGAGTGTCGCCCAGGCTGGAGACAGGGTTAGTATCTCCGCTTACGCCGAAAACTTCATCGGTCGCGGGTGTATCGCACGGAACGGCTTTGTTGGAAGCGATCTTTACCAAGTCTCCTTGGAAGATTGCTTGCGTAGTCGTGATCGGGGCCGTTACCGTGTCCAGCGATTCGGCGACGAAGTTTTGTGTAGGAGCTGCTGAAGCTGCCATTTTCGTTACCTCCTCCTAGTTTTTTTTCTGCTCGGTTACTTGGTCTCCCGGATGGGGATTCCTGCCTTGCCGAGCGATTCCTTCATTTTGGACGGCTCGCCTTCGCCGGACTTAGCGCCTGCACCGTGAGCCTTGCTCTCGTAGAGTGCCTCTAGGAATTTCTTGCGTGCCTCGATCAGCTTTTTGACGTACTTTGGGTCCTTGCCGATGAGGACTTCCTTGAGGTCATCATACGTTCCCGCAGGAAGACCCGATTCTCTCAGGTTCTTCACGACGAAGTCCTTGGACTCTCGGAGTCTGATTTCCTCTCTGAGCCTCAAGTTGGCCTCGTAAATCCGTTTCTCGGATTCGGACATCTTGCCTTTTTTGTATCGGGCTTCGTCCTCACCTTCACCCTCGCCCTCACCTTCACCTTCACCTTCACCTTCCTTGGGACAGGGTTCTTTTGTCTTCTTTTCTGGTTCGGACTCTTGCTCTCCTTCTTCTTCCTCTGGGGGTTTTTCGTCCCCAGTTGTGTTGTCGCCCCTCACGATGTCAGCCAGCTTTTCAAGCTGCGAGACAATCTCGTCGAGGGCCTTGCCATACTTTTGGTCAGCCTGCTCGTCTTCGGACATCCGAACCCTCTCTTTCTTTAGGGCTTCGGCTGCCGCCATGATGGCTTTCTTTTCCATTTTGACCTTTCCCTCCTTGTCAGCCTGGCCTTCGATGAGCTGGCTGATGGATTCTTTCAGCGCGTCGAACCTACCGCCGGCGCCTGCCGCCGTGACGATATCCGCGCTGGTCACTTCCTTGATCTTATCCACGAAATGGATTGTGCTGCCGTCGTCTCCTTCGTCCGGGTGGGTCACGCCGTCCGCGTTGATGGAAAGGCCGATGTAGTCCTTGTCGCCGTATTGATTGGAATAATCAATGGCCTCGCGAAGCATGTCCCAAGCCCAGTTGTATGCATCGCCCTGGTTGATTTTCAGGAGTGCCTTGATCTTGCCGACACCGTCTTCCTCAACGTATTTCGCCTCTCGGAAGTAGCCAACGATGTCGCGCACGGAGCGCTCCGGCCGGTCAACTTCCTCGGTCTTGGACGGATGGTCAGCGTAGCATTTCGCGCCTTCAAAGAGTTTGGCTGCCTCCTGGAGCGAGGACTTAGTGTAAAAGTGCTTGTCCCGCTTGTTACCGATCCCCTCGCGTATAATAGTGACTTCGGCCTCCTTCTTTGCGGGGTCGGCCTTGGCCTCTTTCAAACTCGTATGCCAGGAAAACTTCGCAGAGACTTCCTTGATTTTCGCGGTAGGTGGAACGGGGTCGTCCTTCGGGTGGGGAGATGTGGTTGGTCGCTTCTCGAGTTCCTCTGGATCACCGACGGGTTTGATGGCCGTTGAAGGCTTGCGTAGGAGCTGGCCAAGCGAGCTTGAAGAGTTAGATTCGTCGCCCTTGCCTTTGCCGGTTTTCTTGTAGGCTTTCCAGGCTTTCATGATGTCATCATCCGAGACTTCGCTTTCGAGTTTGTAGCCCTGCTGGGCCATCCACTGGGCCAAAGCGTAAGGCTCGTCAATCTCCGGGTGTTTGGCGAGCTTGCCCGCCATGCGCCCTACCGCCGCCGGAATCTTCTCTTTCATTTTCGCCCCCAGAAAAAAATAACCCCGCTTGCTTTCGCAAGTAGGGTTCCTCGTTGGAATGCCTACGCTATGGCCTAAAAAACTGATTCGGTCTTGGTCGCGTGCTTAAGCATTCCGCTTTGAAAGTGCAGTTCTATTTTTCCAGTCACCATTCTTCTGGACACATCCTGAACAAGCTGAGACACCCGTTCCATGCTTCTTTCAAAACTTATAGCAGGTATGGAGTCTCTTGTCAAGTCCATTATCTGATTTTGACGACAAATAGTTTCCCGTTCGGCGAGGCATGGACGCTGTACTCATCGTCCTTGGTCATCCGGCCCCGCTCGCGGGCCATGTTCTCCAGGTGGATGACCAGTTTCATCATCACCTCTGATACATTCGGGTGGTCGTCAAGGAACTTAGCGAGCCTAGCATTTTTTGTGCCAATAAATTCATAAACGTTCGATGGCATCAGATCGTTCCTCCCACTTTTTCTTCCATCCAATTATCGAAGCCTTTGGGTGCCGGCAGCTCGATAACTTCTTTTCCGTTCCGCTTCGGTATTGCTTGGGAACAGCAAGTGCAATTCGGATGAGATGCTTCCGGCGGGTAATCTTCTGGGTCTTCAAGAACAGTCCCGTTCATGGCCCTGCAATCATCACAGGCCCCGGCATGAGCCACCCAGACTACCTTATCTATGATGTCATCGTTGTCCCGATTGAACTGTTGGCTGCCCATTTCCTGCGCCCTAGCAATCTCGGTCCTGGCAATAATCTCAGACCTGTACATAGCCTTCCTGCCCCGCGTGCCCATCTCGCCACGGATTCTTCTGGCCGCCTGGTTCCAGGACTCGCCATCTATCATGGAGCGCGTCAACTCGCTGTGAATATTCCCGGCCATCTCATCTGTTATGAGTCCGAGCCTGTCCGAGAACATAGCTCCCTCGAATGGCCTGTGTAGCATGGCGATGATCTCGTGGTCCGGCATGATGTCGAACCGAATCCCAACGTCCGGCGGTGTGATGGAGTCCATCTTGTAGGCCTGCCGGTAATACGACTTTTTGTAGTGAGAGAGCATGGCCTGCTCGACGTGAGAGTTCAAGTTTGAGTTCAGGGCTTGGAGCCTTTGCCTGATCTGCTCAAACAGGACCCTGTCCCGCCCCATGCGGCGCATGGTTTGGAGGTCCCAGTTTTCCACGCCCAAGTCGGAGAACGTCCTGGCAGCATGCTGCTCGATGTCTTTGGATGCGTCCCGAAGTAGGTCTATAAGAATTCGGCGTTGGGTAGCTTCGTCCCTGGTGAGAGAATTCTGATTCGCCGAGTATATCTTCCAGAAGGTGTTCCGCTGGTCTAGGCTGAGGTGCGCAAGTGTGTCCGTGAACTCGCGTGGGTTCAGCGGCTCGCTGAAATCTCTACTCAGCCCCTCTATCATGGTCCTTGGCTGATTTCTTTTCTGCGGATGGTAGACCTAAAGGCGGTTTCTTTTCTGGAGGTGTGCCGGAAAGTTCTGGGGTTGGTCTATCATAAAGCCTGGTAGCATCCTCGATTTCTTCAGCCTTCATCTTTTCCTTCTCGTCCTCCCACTTGAAGTCCTCGATGTCCAGCTCCTTGGCCGATAGCATTGCCGCCGTTTCGCGTGAGACATACCCACTCGCTTGGACGAGCGAAATATCCCTGAGCTTGGCCGACCTGTCCTCGATAGCGATCTCTGGGAAGTGGAAGTCTATCTTCGGGGTGTGCGGAACATCGTTGCCTTTCTCGTCTTTTACGATGGAAGGTAGTCGTCCACGTTCAATCTCGATTCTGAAAAATTCCTGGGCTATGTCTCGGAGAACCCTCTTTAGGAGTTGCTGCCTGGCTTGGAATTTCTTGGCCCCAGGCTCGCTCGCCACAAGCGCTGTCGCCCTCGTTGCCTCCGTTCCATAACCCAGATATTCTTTCGGGACTCCAGTCCCGACTGCAATCATATTCAGGATGCCCTCGGCGTCGGCCAGGGAGTCCGATCCCTTCAGGTCTACCGTCATGGGTTGAAGGTCGCTGGCCTCGTTCTCCACCCACACGGACCCGAAGTTCGGCTGTGTAGTCCCGAATGAATTTATAAATGCCGCAACGTCTGTGTCTGAGCCTTTGAGTTTATTCTTCCAAGCAAACGTGGACTGGATGATAGCCCTGAGTACACGGGCAGTCCAGAAATCCTTGTACCGCTTGATCCAGCCCAAGACGGGGAACAGGTCGGACCTGCCGCGCTTCTCATTCGGCGAGCAGTTGACCTTGTAGTGGAGCATCTCGGTCGAGGGTATCTGGTTGATAACGTACTTCGTGGTCAGGTAATCCTGCGGCCTGTATGGTGATAGCTGGGAGCCAGTACCATACAAAATTTGATATTGCGTCGGAAATTGTTGGTGAAAATAAAATACTCGCTCGATGTCCTCAAGGTCGGTAATGATTTCCCAAATTGTGCTTGGGTCAATCCATCGGAGAAAAAGTCTGCCCGTCAGAAAGTGCCTGAACTTCTGTATCATCAACTCCCCATCGCGGGAGAGCATGTCGCACCATTCCTCAAGTCGCCGCTGAAGGTCAATCTTGTCGGCCCAGTCTGTGAATGCTTGCTGGCATTCCGGGTGGCAAGCCTTCCAAGAGACGCCGCGACCGAGGACGAAGAACGTGGTTATCTTGATGACCTGATGGGCTAGAGGATTATGGTTCCAGGCTTCAAAACATTTTCGGTGCATGTCGAGATAGTCGTAGAGGTATAGCTGCTTGCTGAACGGCCCGCCAAGCATCGGTAGGTATTCCTGGAACGTATCGCCAGTGAGAGCGTTCGGGTCCTCACTGGCAGGGTCCCCAGCGGCCACGTCGAACGATCCGCTTCCGAATATGGTCGGGACGGCTTCCTTAAGCTTCTTGATCTCGTCATCGCCCAAGGACTCTACTGGATTGAGCCTCACCCCAGCTTCGATGAGTTTGGAAATCCTATGAAACCCGCGCTCGGACTTGCTGACAGCCTCTCTCAGTTCTCCAGCACTTCCAATCTTGCGTATCCGGTAGCACCCGTATCGGTTGACCTCAAATATCTTGGCCGAGGAAACATTATCCGGGAGCTTGCCATCGGCATTCTTTGTGTTGAGAGCATCAATGAACCTGGAGAGCATGGTCTCGGAAGGTCGCATCTCGAACTTGCCGTCCGGGTTGTATGCCCTCTCAAGGAATTTCTCGTCGAGGTCGGAGAAGTTCCAGTTCAAGACTCTTGCGTTTGGGTCAATGGTTTTTTTTGCTTCTGAGTCAGTTGTGGATTCCATCGGATAATCGTATCAAGTAACAAATTGCATGTCAATAGACCGAGCGATCAGGATGTCCAACAACGAACGACTGGTGATGCCTCGCCCGGACCAAGACGACGGACGGGACTAGCGGCTCGACCTTGCCATGGGAGAATAGGGCGTAGCGTGCAGCATCGCAAACGTGGTCCATGAACTTGACCGGCTCGTCCAGGACGTGACCATTCTTGTCCTCCCGCCACTTGTATCCTCGAATCTCCTTGATGAAGTTTACCGAATCCTCGGAGATGTGGAGCTTCAGGCGCTTGACGTAGTCTATCCCGTCCTTGACCGAGTTCTTGCCCTTTATAGTCGGCTCGCACTTGAGGCCGGCCCGCTTGAACTCCTCGATGCGGTCAGGCTCGGACTCGTCGGCATAGATTATCTTTCGCCGATATTCTTCGGAAATGGACTCTTTCACCCTCTGGACCAAGTCCTGGTTCGTTAGCTGGGACTGGTAGATAAGCTCTCGAAGGTAAACGTCCTTGTCCTTGATGCCGACGAATAAGAGCACAGACGGATTGTTGTAGCCGAAGTCCATCCCGTAGAAAACATCGTCGAAGGATTGGGGGAACTTCTCAAACGGCATGATATCGTAGTTGGAGTAGATGATGCTCTTAGGCGTAGCCCAGACTCCTAGGGTGTAAATCTTGTAGTAAGTCTCGTCCTCGTCTTTGAGGTTTTCAAGGATGGAAATGTAGTCTCTCGCCAGGAACGGATTGTCCTTATAGCTGGACTGGATGGTCTTGACATATTTCTCGTGGATCAGCTTGAGGTTTATCCATGAGTAGGCATCGGACGGATTCAGAGACATGAACATTTGGTTGGGTGATGGGTCCTTGGCTTGGCCGGACATCCTCACCCGCAAAGTCATGAAGTCGTCCCATGTGAACTCGTTTGCCTCCTCAAGCCAGATGTCGGTGAACTCGGTTGACCTGAACTTGAGCGCATCATCCATCGCGCGGAAAAACATCGTGTTACCGTTCATCGTGTAGGTGTGGAAAGTCTGGTTGTGGTTTTGTGGTCGGTAGCAACCCATAGTTCGCATGACTTCAAGGACGTTCTCGTAGGCTGTCATTTTGAGAGCTGGGAAGGTCTTACGGGTTACGAGCATCTTTCGTCCCCTGCCATTGCGCATCTTCGTCACCATGACCTGGGCGATAGAGTAGGACTTGGAACTACGGGCGCCGCCCACGTGGACGATGACTGGCTTCTTGCAGGCTATTGTATCAAAGTAGAGTCGGGTCGCTTGGACTTCCATCTAGGCTTGTGCGGTCTTTCTGTTGAGCTGATGCTTGTGCCCGCACTTCGGGCAGTTCACGAACGCGACGAGATACTTTTCCATCTTCTTCTTGCTGAAAATCATAGTCGAATCGCAGAAGTCGCAGTCAATCTCAAAGACTTCCTCCGGCTTGTAGTCGGAATTGACTCTGAAGCAGAGGGCAATTTTCCTGATCCTATCAGATGGGTTCTGTGGTTCCACCTGTCTTCTCCAAGAATTTCTGTTTGGACTGGGACATCCTGAACGCCCGGGTCATGGCCGGCCTGATTGTGACTGGCGGGATGTTCTCAATCTCTATCTGCTGCTTCTGGATGTTCTTCCATTCTTCTGGGGCTCGGTTGCACAGCCAGAAGATGGCTGCCACTACGTTTCCAAACCCGCGATGCTCAAATACTTCCAGGCACTTCGGGCACTTGATCCTTTGCATCTGGCCGAGAGCAGAATTGAAAAGTGAACGGGTCACGGATGCATTCGCCGTGGAGCGACCCTCTTTTATCGCCCTTGCAAACTCAGGCTTTCTCTTGACCCAGCAATCGAAAGTACCAGGAGGGACACCGAGCAGGTTGGCCATGTCCTGCTGGGACAATCCAAGCCCTGAGAACGCTCTGACCTTCTCCAGGAACTCAGGTTTGTAATCTGTCGGACGGCCTACTTTTGGCATAGGACAGCCTTCCCTCCTGTGAAATTTTCCCATCGCTTCACGATGACATCGCAGTAGATTGGGTCTATCTCCATCATCCTACACTTTCGGTTTAACTTTTCGCAAGCGATGAGAGTAGAGCCGGAACCGCCGAAAGTATCAATGACCACATCCTCTTTTTTGCTGGAATTTAAGATTGCATTTTCCATTAGTTCTACCGGCTTCATTGTTGGATGCAACTCAGATTTTGATGGTTTGTTTATTTGCCACACGCTCTTGACGAATTGCCCTCCTCCATAAAAATTATGTTTTTTCTTCCATCCGAAAAGTATAGGTTCATGTTGATAATCATAATCCAAACGCCCCATAGAAAAAACAGGAGCATTTTTCACCCAGATAAGTTCGTGTTTTATCTGCCAATGCTCGCTCATCATCATCATCATCATCATCATCTGATCACCACCCTGGCACATCGTCATATAAAAAGAGCAATCATCTTTTGAAAATTCATAGAGGTTACGAAATGCAGGACGCCACAACTTCTCACTCGTCTCTTTTGCTGATAAATCATCTCCTTCAATCTTGTGTTTTTTCCTGGTTTTTGAGAATTTGCCACCCGACATTTTTTGGAGTTCTTCTTGGTCATGCCCGTAATTCACACCATAAGGCGGGTCTATAAAAACCATGTTTGTTTTTTCACCACCCATCAATTTTTCAACATCCTCTTTCTTCGTCGCATCCCCACACAAAAGCCGATGTTCTCCAAGTATCCAAAGGTCCCCAGATTTGGTAATAGCTTTTTTGGGAGGCTCAGGAACATTATCGGCGTCAGTTTGACCTTGCTCCCCTTCCCAATCAATGAGTTTCTTGAGTTCGGCTTCGTTGAAGCCTGACAAGATCAAGTCGCATTGTCCGTCATCCAACTCAACCAAAATATCCTTGAGCTTTGGAATGTCGAACTGCCCGCCGTGTTTGTTGGCCGCGATGTTCGCCAGTTTCTCTTTTTTAAGAGGCCAGTCAACCTCGCGGTAGGCGATGCGTCCATGCGGGGTTGTGACATACCCAAGGGCCACAGTGCCGACCGAGTCCTTGTGTGGTTGGGCGACGATCTTCCATTCCGGCTGCAGATGTTTGATCCTTTGATGGCCGGAGATCATGGTCCCCGTGCGCTTGTTGACCACGATACCAGATAGGTCGCCGAACTCGCACATGGACTTTCCGAGGGCTTCCAGTTGGTCCGGTGCGATCTGTCGCGGATTGTAAACAGCCGGCTGCAAGTCTTTGATAGTTGATAGTTTAATGGTCAATCTTCTCTCCTTTTCAAATTATTTCCCATCCTCATTCCCCATCTTGCGGATTTTTTCTGCAAGAGGCCCGAAATTATACCAGGTTCCGCATTCGT